GTGCAGAAGCTGACACTCTGTATCTGTTTGAGAATGAGTTAACTGTTGCACTGATAGCCTGTATATCGGCTGCACTAGCTAATTGTTTGTGGAAGGTATATGTATGTAAAGTTGTAGTAGTCTGAACTTGTAATCCACTGTCAGCAGCTAAATTTGTTTGACGTAAGGTTGCTGGAAAACCAGTAATAGTTACATCGTTACCTGTACCAGCTCCGTTAGTTATAGTTGCTACACCAAATTGGTCAACACTAACTGATGTACCACTACTTAGTTGAGATATTGAAACAACAGTACCAGCACCGTTACTAGGGTCTGGGTTTGTAGCAGGGAAACTTGTTTCGTCAGCAATAGCTACAAAACCACCAAGAGCATTAGTAACTGCAAGTATCTGATCGTTTACAGCTTTTGATGTAGGTATACGAGTATCGCTAGTTCCAGTTAAACTTGTTTCTAATGTAATACCATCAAGCTGGTTTAGTTCTGCTGTTGAAGCTGTAAGAGCTGTAGAGTCAGCAAGAACTGAAGCAGTACCAGATTGCATTGAAGCTAAGGTTGTTAGCTCGGCATCTTGTATCTGTGATGTTGTTACTGAGTTAGCAGCTAATTGATTAGCTTCTAATTTATTAGCAGTTAAAAGTGTTTTTATTTCTGCTGCTGTCTGATCTTGTGTAGCTCCAGCCTCGATACCATTAAGTTTGGTATGGTCTGCATCTGTAAATACATTAGAGTCTGTTGCTGATTCTACAAGAGTTCTTATTTCTGCTGCTGTCTGATCGGCAGTTGCTCCACTCTCTATTCCATCAAGTTTAGCCTTGTCAGCAGCAGACATGCTTCCAGCATTAGAACCAGTAGAAGGTTGTAATTTAGAACCAGATATAGCTGCTGAACTATTAATATCAGCATCAACAATAGTGCCGTCTGCAATCTCAGTAGAAGTAATTGCTCCTGCTTTTATATTTGCTGTAATTATTTTATTTCTATGCTCAACAGCAGCAAATCTACCCATATCATGTATGGCATTAAGATCGGCTGCTCTGATAGATGAACCAGCAGCAAATACGGCTGCTGCTGTATTCACATCTGTTTCTCTATATATATGTACGTTTCCACTTCCTGCTGGAGCTGCTGCTCCAAGAGTAACTGTTGTTCCACTTACGGAGTATTCACCACTACCGGGAGTACCAGTTACATATGTTTGTAGAGTTCCACCAATTCTTACCTTGATGTCACTTGCTTGTAAATATTCAATTGTGATGGCGTAAGAGGTGGCTCCGCCATTTTTAAATTCTTCAGTTGTTTGTACCGCCATTGGTTATCCACCTTTTGTTTTATTTAGGCATGTTTATGATTTTGTCTATCGTGCCTTTGTTTGCTTCTCTGTTTTTTAGTTTTTGATCCCTTTCTGCAACAAGTAGTTTTTGAACATCATTCTCATCTTTAATACTTGCCCAAGCTCGTTTCTTAGCTCGAGTAAATGCTTTTGCAATTCTTTTGTAGTGAGGGAATGATCTTGGTTCTACATCGCTCATACCATTTTTTCTATGCCAGTTCATTTCAGCAATAGATGTTTGTATAGCTTCGTCTTGTGCCATCTCTTCAAACTCAGCTAATAGGTTTTGTTCACCTATTGCTTTCTGAAACATTGATCTAACTTTTGGACTGTCAGATAAATCTGTTCCATCAGGAGCTGAGTATGTAGAGGTTCTCATGTCATAGCCACTATTAAATAAAAGCTCTCTACCGGGTGAATAATCTAAATTAAAGTTGACAGGTGATACCGCATTAAACATACGAGTAACAAAGTCATGATCTTTAATTGGTCTACCAGTAAGAATGTCGTATTTAATAGGTAATGGATCTGCTGCTATGCCTTCTGTTGCTAAGTTTCTATTTCTAATAGAACTTTGTATATCGGAACCTAATTCTCTTGTGTAAGGAGTTAGTACTTTACCAATCTCATTTCTAAGACCAGATAAAGGAATTGTATTGTTCATTAATGAAGCAACAATTCTACTTTGTTGTCCGGGAGCTCCAGAAAATAAATCAACAAATGACTGTAATCCTGCTAAATAAGATTTACTTGTAGCAGTACTAGCTAATGCCATTGCTAATTTAGATAATCTATCTTCAGCCCATTCTTCACCCATTAATTGTTGGTGATCTCCTATATCTCCTACTAATGCAAGTATTTGGTTGTAAGGTTCAAACGCATCATAGTTAACCCAAACATCACCAATTTTTATAGTTCTTGGTTTCCAGCCTGCATCTAACCATGCTTGTCTTTGTTGTCTATCTGTAGGACCATTGCCATGTAAATTACCACTGAGGTATGCCATAGATGCCATACTCAAAGCAGCCGTACCCATAGCTAATCTTCCATTTTGTACAGCTTTAGCATTTAATAAATCTCGTTGAGTATAGATTCCATACTTCTGTAATTCAGGAATAGGAGTCTTTGCCTTAGCTATCATGTTGAACTCCTTAACTAAGAAGTTAAAACCGGGAGTATGTTTAGCTGTAAGTGTTAATCCGTTAATACCAGTTCTTGCAAATAGAAAGAAAGGTCTAGCCCATGGTGCTTCATTAAAAGCATCTGCCATTTTTGCACCAAACCCAGTTAAGTCTTGAGTTAGTGTTGCTTCTTTTTTGGCATACTTAGCCATTTCACTGGTTAAGTTTCCATCTTTATCAAAGATCTGACTATTAAAATTATCTTCCATATCACGGAAGAACTTTTCATCTAAGTTTGCAAAATTAGAATCAGGTAAATTTTCAGCAGCTTTTAGAAATGCTTTTTCTCTAGCTCTAGCTCTACCAATAATTAGACCAAAAGCATCATCAGTTGCTGCCATGATCTTAGTTGAGTAGGTAAGAAGACTACTATCATTAAGTGTTCTAATAGTATTAGCTGTTCTATATATAGCTTTATCAACCATATTTCCTCTCGTTTCAGCCCACTGACCGTGCATAGTCCACTGATTATCTAATTCTGTAGGATCATAAAAACGAGTTTTCATTGTTGAAATATCACCAGCCCAATAACTATTTAGCTTTCTTTTAAATAATTCAAAAGATTCTGGTATTGCTTCACGCATTGCGTTCATAGAAGCTAAACCAGCTCTCATAGTTGCTGAATCTCCTCTCAATGCACCACCTAAAGCCATAGCCATAGGTCTTGTAAAGGTTGCAGTTGATGTTCCTAAGACTGCGCGAACTGCTGTTTTAGGTCCAGACAAAACACTATGTGTAAACATAGAACCCATTTCTCTTAGTAGAGCACCTGTTTGTTTAGGACGTAAGCCATACTCACCACCTTTCATCCAGATCCTCATAAAGTTATCTAGGTCATCTAATGTCTGTATATCTTTAGCCATTGATATACCTTCAAACAAAGTTTTAAATATCTCATCACTTGTTTGTTCGTCAGTCATATCAAGAGCCATACGGAAAGCATCTATACTTTTCTGTACATCTTTATCAACAAACTCATTAAGTTCTGCTTGACTTAGTTTTTTTCTTGCTGCACTTACACCTTTTCTAGTTTGTAAGTCTCTCATTTGTTGAGAGATATCTGCTTTTTGTATTTTTCTTATTCTTAAACCAGCAATTAGTTTTTTAACCATTTGCTGAGCTGGACCATCTATATCTTTTAGGTCAGCTATGTTTGCTAATTCTCTAGCAGTAATACCTTGATCTCTAATATCACTAAATAAAGAAGCATTTATTAGATCAATAGCATTAGCTTGATCTGGACTTACGTATGAATATATAACCTTTCCATCTACTGTTTTTTTAATCTTGTTTGCATTAACTGATTTCCAAAACTGTGTAGGTGTTAAGTCAGATGTATTTCTACCTTCATATACTTTTTGGTAAATATCAAAATCTTCAGACATTAGCTCAGCTACAGTTTTACCCTGTCTCTTAGCTGTTTCTTCTAGATCTCTTATTTTATATTCACCATATATTTTCTTTATTGCTTTTTCTATTTCATTTCTAGCTTGACCAGAGTTCTTAGCAATATTATCTACCTCTGTATTAGATAAGAAAGAACCTGTACTACCATCTTCAGCACCCCATTTAGTTTTTTTATCTCTTATCCCTTTACGTACATCAGCAACTGATTCTGTTGATGTAGTTGCACCTTGCCATGGGTCAGCAATATCTTCGTTCTTTGGTGCTCTAAATCCGGGTTCTTTTATCTGTTCTGCTACTTCTGCTCTTTTCTGTACCTCAATACTAGACTTTCTAGAGTCAATAAACTCTTTTACTTTTCCAGTTATTGGTTCTAGATCTTCTTTTAATGCTTGCCCTAATGCTTCTCTTTCGTCATATACACGTTTACCAGCATCTAAAACTTCGTTAATAGTTCCTTTGCCTTTTTCTTTTAAAGCTTGTGCTACTGGAGTTTGTGCTCCTTGCATCATCTTAAAGATGGTTGCATCAAACACAGCTCCAATACCCATACCTTCAACAACATTTTTCAATGTTTTCATAGCAGGGTGATCGTGTTCTTTAGTAGCTAACGGTGTATCAAGCCAAGTAAATCTTTCTTTTAACATTCCAGAAAGGTTATCGTCTTGAGATGTTTTGGCTAGTAAGTCAAACTTTGCACCAGTTAAGGCACCATTAGCCAAACTTGCTGCTAAAGTTCCACCTTTAACAAGCTTTACTGTTCCACCTGTTAAAGCAAGAGTACCTAAAACATTAGTAGAGCCTCTGACTAATCCTCCCCACCATGTTTTGGTTTCGATAGGATCGCCATCACCATACATGAAATCATCCCATTCAGTATCGTAATCTTTTCCCTCTCTGGTCATTTCGCCATTGAATAAATCAATAACTCTTTCTGGGGCAGTGATTATATTTGAAGCAATGTCTCTAGCACCAGCTCCTAAACCTATTAAGGTATCAGCAGCATAGTCTCCGATAGTAGCTCCTTGAGGAGCATTTGCTTCTACCTTTGCTTCTTCTGTTTTTTGTGCTTCGAGTTCTGCTCTCGCATCATTTCTCTCTTCTTCAGCAAGTTGCATCTGTTGGAGAGTGTTTGCAGTTTCTTCTGCATTTAATCCATCTCCAGATATTCCTATCTCGAGATTCATTTCTTCATCCATAGTTACCACGGTAATTATTGCCTAGAGAAGGCAAGTAATCCGCAGTTACTTGTCCTTTCTTACTAAGGCTTTTTTGTTATAAATAGAAGTTTTTGTGTTTTGTTCTCCTGCTCCCTCAGCTTCTAGTCTTGCTCGTGTAATACGAGAACGAGTAGGAAATTTATAAATTAGATTTAATATTTTATCGTTATATTTAGTTTCTTCTGTTTCAGGTATTTCTACATCTGGTAAAAGGAATTTGATCTGTGAGTTAGCTAAATCAATAGGATTGACTCCCATTCTGCTTGCTAAATCTTTATAGTAATCTGGTAAATCTGATGACTGTCTAAGTGGTGTTTGATGCCATAGTAATAACTTTTTTTCTATAGCTGGACTGGATGATAATCGAGTCGTTTTCCATTGTTTATTAGACGATTGAAGAATATTAGTTTGTATGCTTCGTTCATAAGACTCATCACCATCATCTTCAAAATTTGTATTCATCAAAGATCTTGTTAATCCTTTGTTGTTGATAGTTGCTTGTACAGCTCTCATTCCAGCGTTATAGCCATCATCAGCAGTACCTACAACTACACCATTTCTAACTGTTGCCTTCATATAGGCTTTGTCAAATATCTCATTAAGATTTTGATTTAGCATTATCCATTCAACTGATTTAGCGTCTGTTTCTCCAAACGCATCTCCTGTTCCTTCGTTGGTAAAAGATTTAATTAGATCTCGCGCTTCTTTATGTTCTGCACTGCCGGGAACCATAGCTCCACTTTGTATTATTTTATCCTTATATTTGTTGAATATAGGAGTACTTACATTAGCTAGTTCAAAATCATACACACCACCTTGGTAGCGTATAGATTCTTGAATCATATCTTCTGCTTGCTCATCATCTATATGCCCTTGCAAAGCATTAGATAATTCAGTAGGAACATACCCGTCATACTTGTCAGCATAGACTTTTCTAAGCTGCATTTTTTGTTCGTTTGTTAAATTCTGAGCAGATTTAATTACTTGTAAATCAGCAGCTATATCGTCAGTTCTTTTTTGCTGTCTAGCTTGTGTACCTAGTCTTGCAGCAGTAGCTAAATCTTCGTCTAACCCTTGCCATTCTTTCCAAGAAGCCATTGTTTTAGTAGAACCATCACGAGCTTCTATTTCGTGATTAACAATAGCAATAGCTTCTGGATATGTAATTTTATTTTCGCTTACAAGTTTTACTAAGTTTTCTTTAAAAGCAACCCTACCAACTGAAATAGAAGTTCTATTTCTTGCTGCATATCTAGCTGCCCAATCGTGTGCAAGTTGATGACTATCTTCAGGGTTAGCCGCAGCAAATCCTGTTTCTATCATTCTCGAATCAAACTCAGCTACTTGTAACTGATATGCACCTTCTCTAGCTACAGTTTGTTTTCTTCTTCTAGCTTCATCAAACTTGTCTATTTCTGGTTTAACTACAGTTGCTACTAAAGCGTCATTTAATCCTGCAAATTGTTTTGCAAATTCAAACTTTATTTTCTGATCTAAAGCTGCTTGTTCAGAAGGAGAAAGATTATCGAAGTGTCCAACAGTAACTTGTTGACCATCTCTAATTACATCTATCTTTGTAGTTTCATAAGCATCATAGACATATTGGTCATAGCCTTTAGCTTTTTGTTTAGCATATTGTTCTGCAACCATATACTTTTCCCAACCAGCCATCTTACGAAATTCTTGAGCGGTGATAGAGTCACCGGTTTCAGCTTCATATTTAGATGCAAACTCTTGTGTTGCTAAATCATCTTCAAATAAACTATCTCTTTTTCCTCTAAATTCTGCTTCTAATTCTGGACTAACACCTCTTGTTAAGATATCTAATTTGATTTCTGCTTCTCTATCTTGTCTATATTTTTCTTGTCTTTGTTGGATTATATTTCCAAATGTAGAAGAAAGATCTGCTAAACCTTCATACAATTTTGCATCGGCACGAAGTTTTGCTTCTCCTTCTGCTTTTAATTGTTGGAAGTATTTTTCTTCATTAATCTGTACTTGTCTGTCAGACGCTTCCTGTTCTGGAATAATGTCAACAATTTCTTCTGGAGTAACCTGCTGACCTGATATTTGGTAATTAGGAATTAAGCTCATTGTTTCGTACCTCCACTATTAGAAGGCATACCACCAATACCTTCACCTATTGCATTAGCCATACCCATCATGAATGTCAAACCTACGTTTTCCATCTGAGGAGGAGGTGGTGCAAAGTCTGGTATTGGTTGAATAGCAACCTTTCCAAATGATTTATTTCTTTGTGCTTTGAGTTGTCTATTAACATCTGCATTGACTTCTTTGGCATCAAAATAAGCAGAAGCTAAACCTCTTGATCTCATTGCTTGACTTATGCCAAATTCGCCTTTGTTCATAACTAACAATCTAGCTATGCTTGCACCTCTGACTCCACGTTCTGCCGCCTTAGCTTCGATCATACCTTCGCTCTGTAGCATCTTCTTAAAGTCTTCTTGATTCTGCAAGATTGCTAAAGACTTAGCATTATTAAGTTGTTGTTGTGTTCTTGTATAAGCTCTTTGAGCTGCCATATTTGCGAGGTTTATCTCCTGCTCATACTGAACTTTTTTACTTGCATAAGTTGTTCGAGTCTGCATCCACTTACGTTTTCTAACTTTAAGTTGATGCTCGTACATCTTGCGCTTATGTCTGTTGTTCGCGGACGCTTGCATTGCTCCGCTTACTGCGGATAATGATGGTCCTATCGCTGCTGGACTGCACACGGCAAAATTCTATAAAGGATAAATTGTTTGGTCCATGGGGAAATTTCCTTAGAAATTTAAAACCTAAGAACCGAAGTAACTTAATATGAAATTTGTTTCTTGCGTCTACAAAATTCCACAGTAACTTTTCTGGTCTTGACTCCACATATTTTTTTGCATGTCTTACAAAATGATGCGGGTACTTATATATCTCTGGGGTACATAGCATCCAAATTTGACCATTTTTATGGACGCCTGCCATACCACAAATTAATTCTTCATCGTCAGGGCTAACGAATGTTATTGAATCTGCACCATGAATGCTGAAGATTAACGCCATTACAGGGTCATGTCCATGACCTTCTGTTAGCTCACTATAATCTGCTGGAAGCAATCTAGAAGACACACGTATTGCATCTTCTAGTGTTGCTGGTCTTATATATTTACTCATATAGTTCCTTATATATTGGTTCAAGTTTTTCAATAGTTTCTTGCATCCAATCTTGCCAAGGACTATCTTTTTTACTGGCAAAAGTATATCTTTCATACCATTTATTAGTTTTCATTCTCCAATAAAGGTATCCAATTTCTGTTTTTGATAGGTGAATGTTATACACGAGTATAAAAATTATTGTTATATGCTCCTTCCCATACCATGTAGTGAATGTTCGCTGGAGCTGGGTGTTCTGATTTAACTGTTAAAGTTACGTTTAAATTTTTGTCGTAAACAGGAACTGAATATAATTTATTGTCATTACGTATTGCTGCTGTGTTAGCTGAATAAGTATTGGCATTAGTTACTTCAAATTCTTGCTCAAAATTATTTCTACCTGTTCTATTTAAAATTGTTTTATATAAACCTATAGGACCAAATGCAAACTTAACTCTATGAATAACAGTGTTTGCTCTACTGTCTGATCTATATGCTTCCCCTTCTAATCGTGATACATAAATAGTTGGTAGATCAACTTGCATAGTAAATTGATATCCAATAAAGAATGTCTCATTTGTCCAGTTACCATCTAGTTCTAAATTAGATCCATTGACAGTTATAAGACCATATCTACCTAAGTTGTTATTTGTACCACCATCATCATAAGCAACTAATTGATTAGAACTTTCTAAACCAACTGGCTTAGCAAATGTTGATTTTTTAGTTGTAGGATTGTAAGTAACTGTAGGAGCTGTTGGATTAGAACCAGCTATATTAACTGGAATCTCCATTAAATGATCTAAATGTATTCTGTTTCCTGCTATTAAATTAGTAGCAGCATCCATTTTGATTGCATACTTTAGTAACTGGTGTTTATTGTTATTTTCGACAACCACATATAAACTATCGTCTTGCATACAATGATATTTAATATTTCCTGTTACTTCCCACTTAAACCATGAAGCTAATTTTCTTTCTCTAATATTGTCAAAATATCTATAGCCATACATTGTTGGTGTATCTTCTGAACTAAAGAAAATTACTGAGTTTTCTCTTGAGTTAGATATAAGCTGTAAATCTTTTTCAAATAATTTAGAAACAACTGCACTTTGTTCTATGATCTCTGGTTCTCCCTCTCTTTGTAACTCTGCCATTTCAAAGAATCTAGAAAACTTACCAGCGTTATCTAAAAACCCAATAGTTGTACCCAAAGAGATAGGATTTGTAGCAGGATTAAAATTGTAAGTAGAGAGAGCATTTATCTTAGCGGTGAGAGGGCTGAATACGTCACTATCAGTAGTCAGCATGAATTGTTGATTTGAAGAAAATAGAACTAAACCTGTGTTTGTCTGTATGCCATCATGCAATATTGCTGGATAGCCTGAACTAGCTGATATATCAATAGGGTCACTAGCTATAAACTGTATAGCTGACTTATTCCAGAAATTGGTAAAGTCTCCCGGACGAGACATGACTATATTTTCATCAGAAAGCATACAAAATCTGTTTCTAAAAAACAGCAATTTACTAATATTTTTTCCTACAAAAGATGGTTCAGGGTTAGTTACTTCATCACCTACTAAAGCATCATCCCATTGAGGTGCGGAGAATCCTTCTCCAACTGTGCAAGCATCATTGGTATGATTTCCTTCGTTAGCAGCAGACTCATAACTAAACGTATTAGCGTCTATTAACTTAATTTCAAATTGCCCATTTGTTAAATTAGAACTTTCAATATTAACGAGTTGTTCGTCAATAAAACCATGATTAGTTCTAGTAACAGTTACTGTATTGTTTGCAGTTGTAGAGGAGAAAGTAGCTGGAACTTGTATAGATGATATACCGTAAGTTGATCCATCTAATTCAGTAAGTCTAAAATTACCATCAGGTGTTCTGATAAGAACCACTGGCATTGTAGATCTTTTAAATCTTATTTTCCTTCCCGGTTTGGCACATTCTTCCCATGTACCTTGTCCATCCATATATGTACCGTCAGCTTTCTTTCTACCAAAAAACTTTACAAAATGATTGTCTTCATCAGCATTACTGTTGACGACTTCAACAACCATTCCGTGTACACATTGACTAGGTAAATCTCCTACATCATTAACTTTTCCAGAAACAACATTAAGGAGTTCACCCACAGGTGTAGACGCATTAAAATTATCTCCATTAGGTCTTTTGATATGTAATCCAGTTCCTATGATTGTTACTTCACTGGGTTGAAAAATTTTATTACCCGAAGCATCTTCAGCAGCTAGTATTTCTGTTCTTACATCTCCAAGAATACTGTCTCCAGTAATGGTTGTTTGTACGTCAAAAGGAGTTGGTGTAGGTCTAGCTATAACTAAATTTCCTTGAACATTAGAGGTACTAATTGCTTCAACAGTTATTTTATAAAAAGCATCTTTCATCCACACATAGAAGAAATCACCTTCTGCCCAACCTTCTCCACCATGCAGTAGATCGTATGTTGTAGTGTATCTAGCCTGATATGTAACGTTAGAACCAGAACCAAAAGGTACTGATTGACCAGTAGTAGCTATTTTAAAGAAAAGATTTTTTCTACCAGATAAATTATATTTTGAACAATTTACATTACCTGAACTAGGTATTGAAGAAGCTGAATTTGTTGCAGTGAATTGAAATTGTGTTGCAGTAAGTCCTGAAGAACTAACACTTGCAAATTGATCTGGTGTAGTTCCAACGGTGAAATCAAAATACATTGAAGTACCGGCTGTTAAATTATGTGCGGTAGCTGTCGTAACAGTTATTGTGGAACCACTTCTTGTGTAAGTTCCTCCAAAAGCTTTTCCATAGATTGGTACTGTGTAAGCGTAGGATTGATTTGAAATATCTCCGTTAGAATTTAGAGTTCCTCCTACAGCATTGTCATCTACAAGAGACATATTACTGTCTACATTAAAAATACGAGTACCTACATTAGGTGCAAAAGCATCTCTTCCCTCTCCAGCATTAGATCCACACCTAGTATTACCTCCAGTTCCTACACCACGACCTCTTTGTGCATGAGGTAACATGTAGAACCCAGTTGAACAGTAGTTATTACTGGACCTAACCATATCTACATTTATTCTTGTAGCTGTAGTTAGTGTGTCAGTACTAGTATCATCAAAAACATTTAATGAATACTGTTTGGCATAAGCTATTTTTTTTAATTCAATAAAAACTTCTTTACCAAAATTATTGAGAGGTTCGATAGTCGAATCCATCTCTACAACTTCAGTACGATTATTTAAATACGTGAAGTCATTAAGAGTAAGAGTTTGTATATCTTCGTCAGCTCCATGAGTTAAATATGTATTATTTCCTATTGCATTAACTACGGTTTTTGATGCTCCTGTTAAACAATCCCACATTTTAATAACACCATTTCGTGCTACTTGTCCTATGTATTGTTCGCCTTCATCACGGTAGTAATGAAACCATTTACCATCAGCCGTTGCATTAAATGCTGCATTCGCATTGTCAGACAAAGATGCCACAAACTTTCCAGCCGGTCTTTTTTGTAGACCAGATGTAACGTCAGGTAGAGCATTAATCATGTCAGAAACTTGACCCGGAACTTTGTATTCATCAGGCTGTTGCGATATGCCCTGAGTTAAATTTGGAATAGTTTGTGTTACGTTTGCCATTATCTAATAAGTGCTTTGTAAGGTTGATAAGATCTGTAATTACTTTCATGTGGAAATCCAAAGAAGGTGTGATCTCCCTGTTCGCAATCGTATTCTCTGGCAGTCGCTAAAGTTTTTGCTTCTTCTGTTTGAAGTAGCTGTACTAAATCTGGATTAGAAACAACTTGAGTAGCTGCTCTAACTGAAGCTCTAGCAATTATGTAGCGTTGTATTGCTGAAGGAATATCCTCGAAGTCAAACAAATAAGTAATGTCAAAATATAGTTGATCAGAAAAGACATCAGTATGTTCTACTTTGTCGTAAAGTTTTCCATTTCTTTTTACGACGTCTCTAGTTCTGTCATATAGTCCGTCGCTTACGTCAAAACGTAAATAATTATTAGGTATTAAAAAGTTACCATTAGCATCAGGAGATCTAGATACGTGTTCTTCCTGATTAAAATGCCATCCTTCATTAAGAACATCTTTAGTAACTTCCATCAATAGGTTATGTACCATTGATATCTCTGGGTTTTGCAGAGCTTGAAGATTTAAAGATGTTATTGGTGATTGACCAATACTACCCAAGATAGAGTTTACTGCGGATAGTTCGGTATCGGTTGCTAGTTGAGTAGTCATAATTTTATGGGTTTAATCCGCCTGTTGCTGCTGTGTTTGTGTTTGTTGCGTTTACTTGTGGTTTAGCTTTTCTTATTCTCATTTTTCCTGTATTGCCTCTTCTATTTCTGCTAGTAGATTTTTTCTTAGCTTCAGCAACTTCTAAATTATTTTTACTGTCTACGCTATATTCTCTTTCTCCACTAGAAGGTGCAGTTGGTACAGGGTTATTAATTGCTACAGGTGGTGCCATACCACTATTCATTTCATCGTATCTTTTAGACCACATTGCCTGTGATATATTTTGACCGAATGGTCCTGTAACTATATCCATTGGTTCTTTTATTCGCATACTTTTAGGCATTTCGTACCCACCCTTTTTTAAAGCTGCTTGATTCTTTGCTACTTCAGCATCGTAAGCTGCTTGTTTAGTAGGGTTATCTTTATAAGCATCACGACCTCCGCCACCTACTGCAAATGGACTCATGTCTGATCTTGTTGGTGCACACATAATAAAAAAAAGGGAGCCGAAGCTCCCGTATAAAAAAATAAAAATTAAGCGTTTGCAGGGTATGAAGTACCGAATGCTGTTGGTGCTGTTGCTCCAACATAAAGCTCAACTGCTGCTGCTGGGTTTAAGAAATCTGCGCCCATAGCTAGTCTTCCAAGGATTACGTCACCTTGGTAAACAACTGAAACGTCGCCAGAAGTTACCTGAACCTGTGGTCCAATAGCTTCTACAACTCCGGCTGCCTCTTTTTGGAAAATTAATCCCGCAGATTTAGCGAAGTCTGTGCTGTTACCGTAGTTGTTGTTTAGTCCTGTAACTGAAGCTCTAGCGTCAGCAAGTGCTGATCCAACATGTGAACCTAAGTTTCCGGGAGCTGTCTCACCTGTAGTTCCGCCATAAGCTACACCATGCTTAGCTAGGAATGGG